AGCACCATCTATAACACCTCAACAGGAGTCCCAGTAATGTCCTCTTCCATCGTATCTCCATTCCCCTTCTTCACTGACACGACAGGAGCCCCGCTAGAGGGTGGTTATATCTATATCGGCCAGTCTAACCTGAATCCAGAGACTGCCCCTGTAAACGTGTTCTGGGACGCTGCATTGACCATTCCTGCGACCAACCCGGTGAGGACTGTTGGTGGCTATCCAAGCAGACAGGGAACGCCTAGCAGGTTCTTTATTCAGGGTGCCTTTTACTCGATTACGATTAGAAACAAGAACCGGGCGCTAGTGTTCTCGTCTCAGGTTGAAACGGCTGCCGGGACGCCTACCACAAGCAAGGTAGAGCTTCAGACGGCTACCGCAGGACAGTCCACGTTCAACCTGTCCACGATCAACTACATTCCCAACTCCAACTCTCTTCAGATTTATCGGAACGGTCTGCTCTTGCTGTCTGGCGACTACTCTGAAACCAGTCCCACACAAGTTGTGCTGGATACAGCAGGGCAAGTTGGAGATCAGTTTCTTTTTGTTGCAGCCGTTACTTCTGTCGCTCCGAATCCTACCAGCGCATCATTCCTGAGCCAGGTGTTAACAGCTACTGCTGGACAGACTGTTTTCAATTTGACCACCATGACATATCCAAATGGAACCGGTGCGCTTATTGTATTTAGAAATGGAATGGCACTTTTGTCTGGGACAGACTTCACAGAAAGCACTCCAACTCAAGTCACACTCACAACAGGAGCCGCGCTAAATGACCAGCTTCTGTTTTTGACAGTCAAAAACGCATAATAATATATGAGCAGCAAATCTTTTGAAAACGCATCAAAGCTAAATGTTGGAAGCCTACAACAATTTGGCAACATTCCTTTAGTTGTAACTGTAAATCAATTTGGAGCTGTTGGGAATGGAACGACCAACAATGTCACAGCATTTCAAGCGGCAGACAGTGCAGGGAATTTTGAAGTGCCCGCCGGAGTTTATAGGCTTTCCTCAAACATAACTCTTAACTCCACGCTCCAGTTTATGCCAGGAGCAAGACTGTTGGCTGATTCTGGAGTCACCGTCACACTGAACGAAAGGCCGGTCGCTGATCCTACTCAAATCATCTTTGACGGTGCAGGCACATACGCTTTCGGAGGAGACATTTCAAAGTACGACAACGCGCCTGTTAGGTGGTTTAGAGCTTCTGGGAGCACTGCAAACACGCTTGCTACAACAACAGCGTCGAACCCTGTGGTGACGTTGAACAATGCAATTGATTTCTCAAACGGAGAGCAAATTGCAATCGAGCACGCTGGACCTGCATCAACATTGACAGCTCCTACTATCACAGAAGTTTCTGCCAGTGGCCTGAACAGGCAGGGGCTACCCGGATCTACGACATACTCCTACAAGGCCGCAGCAGTTGATGAAAGTGGATCTGTTAGTGCAGCATCTGCGGCAGTCACGATTATCAACGGGAACGCTGAGCTTGGCACTATTAATTCAAGCGCACGGGCACTTGCGTTTAATCTGATCCGGTGGAATACGACAGCAACAGGTGCAGCATTGTGGAGAAGCAAATCCGGCGGCGCGTATCAGTTGATTGGAGTGTTTGGCCTTGGTCAGTCCGATTCCATTGCAAATGGCTGCCTTGATGCTGGACTGCCCGAAATCACCATCCCTTGGATTCCTGCAACTCCTCCAACCACTGCCCTTGCCGGTCGTTTAGTAACGCGCATTGTGTCTGGGGAGGGAACGACATCGTTAACGCTTCAGAACGCTCCAAGCACTTCTGGAAGCAGTTTATACGCCCGGCACGACGATACGGTGCCGCTAAACACTGTCGCGTCCCTTGTAAACAATATCAGCATTCCAACAGGGACTTACAACGTGTCGTCGTTGGAGATTCCAAACACAGTTTCCAGCATTTCTGGGAATGGGTATGGATCAGTTGTCTACGGATGGGGAGCCAGAACTGCTGTTGTAAATGTGCAGTGCAGCACGGGATTTTCTGCAAGCAACCTCAAGGTTGACTCGACTGCTTGGCATAATCAAATTGGGCTGCAACTTAACGGCGGGTTAAAATGCAGAGTAGAGAATTGCTCAACTTCCGGGAATCTCCCAATTTTCCTTGTTGATTGCGCTTATTCCTTAATCAACAACAACATCTTAGAAAACTGGATTGACTCAGGCATCTTTGATTTGCGCGGAAACGCTAATACGATCCAGAACAACTTCATAACTGCTGGATGTAATGCGATACCTCAAAATGCCGCTGCAATTCATACATATTTAACAAATTCCGACATAATTTCTAACAACAGAACACTAGGAAAATGTGTGTATGCAATTAAGGTTGAAGCTGGAAATCAGAATTTGATTTCAAACAACTGGTCATACAACACTTGGGCAGAAACCCATCACATCACTGGTTCTGCTTCTGGAAACAGGATTGTTGGCAACACGATGTATGGCGGTGATCTTAAAATGGATTATGCAATATCCATTTCAAACGATAACAGACCAAACTGCGTGATGTATGGGAATGAAATCTCTGGCAATTTCATCTACCAGTGCGGAACATCTGCAATTGCTGTCTGTGAGTTTGGGGGAGCTAATCCTCAAATCAGATACACTACAATCAAGGGCAACACAGTCTACGGAGCGAGTCAAAACTCTCAACCAAATACTCCAGAGATTTTCATCAACGGATCTCACGTTGAAAACACATATGTTTCGGACCACACAACATTTAGCTATGCTGCCATTAATTACGTCGTAGAGGAAAGTGCTGCTGGAGGTTATGGACTTCCCAACAACACTCAGGTTGGAACCATCTTTGGCGATGGGGCGCCTTCTGGATTGACGCTTCTGACTGGAACTGGAAGCAGCAAGCTGACTGGTGGTACAACTGGGAAATAATGAGACATCTCGCCCACCCAGTCATCGCTTTAGTACTGCAGGCCGTCATTGGTCTTGCAAGCGGTGACTGGTGGGCTGGTGCTGCTGCTGGTTCGTTCTACTTCATCGGGCGCGAATACGCCCAGGCAGAGTACCGCAACATTGAGCACAACTACGGCGGCCGGCGAGCAAACATGCCTTACTTCGGTGGCCTAGAGCCTTGTGCGTGGACCATCAAGGGGCTGCTGGATTTCATTCTCCCTTCCCTAGTCTGTGTCTTTGTGGCATGGTTGCGCTCGTGGATCTTTTGACTATGAAGACACTTATCCAAACTTACGTTCGTCAGCCTTCGACTTGGCTGGGTCTTGCCAAAATGGGTGCAGCATTTGGGCTTTATTCGAGTGGTGTAGGTGGCGCTTTGACTACGGTAATCGTTAGCATTTTTGGCGTCATTGACGTAATCCGCAACGAGCGTAGGTAATGACCATTACGCCGGGCAACCTCTCAATGCTGCTTGCGTTGGCCTCTTCGATTGCGCCAGGAACTTGGGCTGTTGTCGCTGGTGTGTCTGGTGTGCTTGTAGGCTTTTTCGGAAAACAACTATTCAAAAAATATGACAGTTCTACCAGCCCCAGTGATTCCGGCGTTCCAAGAAAAGTACCTCGGAGCAGTGCCTCCAGCGGGACTTCAAATCCTCGCAAACGTAAAAAGAGTACTTCCTCCAGCGGGCACTGACGGCGTGGGTTTGCCGCCAGACAAGATCAACCCTTACTCTGGAATCTACGATGCAAACGGAAAACTCCCCACAGTGCCAGGACCAGGAACCACTTTCATTGCTCATGCATAGCCGGCACCTCTTTGACTTGGCTACGGTCAATCTGGCAAACGTAGGTGCATTGGCGCTCTCGTTGAGCGAAGCAGAGCAGTGGATTCGAGTTGCCGGCTGTCTATTGGCAGCAGTCTTCACGCTGCTCAAAATCGTCGAGACAATACGATCTTTGCGAAAATAGCCACATGGCAAATATCACCCGCAGTTGGAAGCGATTCTTGGCTGTGGGATGTTCTCACGGTCATCACGCTGACCAACAGCTTCTCAAGCGTGTATTGGCCTTTAAGGCCCGCTGGAAGCCGCATACGACCCTGCATCTAGGTGATGCTATAGACTTGGCCTGTCTCCGCCAGGGTGCGGCGGGCAGCGCAGATGAAAGCGCAAACCCGGAAGGCGACCTGCAAGACGGTCTAGCCTTCCTGCACCAGCTCGAACCAAAGCTCTACTTCCTTGGCAACCACGAGGCTAGGCTCAACACGCTGATGGAATCACCAAAGGCCATTGTAGCCGCATTAGCGGGCCGTGTGATGGGTCAGATCACCGATCAGGCCAGACGGATGCGGTGCGAGGTGATCGACTATAATTTTCAGAACGGCTGGCGCCAGCTTGGAGACACGCTCTTTGGTCATGGATACATGGTCAATGAGGCGGCAGTACGAGACCATGCTGAGGCTGTGTGCGGGGGTACAGCTAACAAGGTGGTCATCGCTCACCTGCACAGGGTCATGCAGGCTGAAGGGCGCAATAGGGCGCATCCAACAGGTTACTGTGTTGGGTGGCTGGGGGACGTCAACCAGCTCGGCTACTGTGCAAACCGCAGGGCGACCACCAGTTGGTCACGCGGCTTCGCATGGGGAGAATGGTGCGATTCCGAAACTGTTGTGTGGCTTGCCAAAGAGACGCAGGCGCACGACTTTCGTTTGCCTGTATGAAAAAGACACCTCTCGAACTGCTAAAAGATGAACTGGCTGGAGAAGACGCTCCAGAGGGCTGGTATACCATTCTTCAACTGATGGAGAAACTGGGAGCAAAACGCACTGCCATAGACAACCTAGTTAAAAGGAAGCAATGGAAGGCCAAAAGGTTTCGAGCCATGTCTACAGATGGTAAGACTTTGCGAATGAACCATTACTACGTTGGAAAACTATGACAATGGAAGAAAAGCAGGCTTACATCGAGAAGGTTGCCGCCGACCTTGGCGAGCACTTTGACTGTGTCCAGATCTTGGCACACGACTCTGACACTGACAGCTACTCGACCTACGAAGCTGGTTCTGGTAGTTTGTTTGCCCGGCTGTATCAGGCGTCTCGTTGGGTTGAAGAGCCCGACAGCATACTTTTGGAGGACGACGATGACGAATCTATCGACTAAAGGCATTCAGGCCATAATCAACTGGGAAACCAGCGGGCAGGCTTATTACAAGGTCCACCCAATCTGGCCTGGCGCACAGTCCGGTGTGACGATTGGTGTAGGCTGGGACTTGGGCCACACCTCTGCTACCGATACGAGCCGGGCATGGTCGCCTCACTTGAATGCAGCTACACTGGCTCTGCTTGTCAGTGTGTCTGGGCGCAAGGGGGAAGCTGCCAGTGACGTATTGCCGCACGTTAAGCACCTAGTGATTCCTTGGGAATCAGCACTTTCTGTGTTTGAGAATGTGACTCTACCTGTGTGGTACATGCGCACTCTCAGGATCTATCCACAGGTTGTAGAACTGCATGGAGACTGTGCTGCTGCTCTTGTTGGCTTGGTATTCAACCGTGGAACTAGCCTCAGTGGTGAGCGCCGCAGAGAGATGTCTAACATTCAAGCACTTCTGCGTACTGGCAATCTTAAAGAAATTCCTAAGCAAATCCGCGAGATGAAGCGTTTGTGGCCTGACCTTCAAGGGCTTAGAAACCGCAGGGAAAAAGAAGCCGACCTGTTCGAGTCTGGGCTTGTGCCCGCTGGAGAATAACGATTTGCCGGATGGTGTGCAGGGAGATCCTGCAACTGGGTGCAGGGGTGCTTCCACATGAAACAAAGGCACTTACGTTAGGGGCTGAAAAAAGATTACGTTTTTTATTGCGCGTCTGATCTGCGTACAATACGCATTGAGCCGCAATGAAAACACCTACGCTCAATGTGAGCAGTGTGGTTCAGTTCTTCGGTGGCCGAGGCGAGCTTTACAAGAAGCTCAGTGCGGCACAGATCGAACTGAGTCACCGCACAATCGACAACTGGCTGTATCACCGGGTCATCCCGATGAACAGGTTCTTGGAACTCATCGCAGTTGCCAAGGCAAACAAACTGAACCTTAAGATTGAGGACCATTTGAAATATGAAAATTAGGCACTCCTCACTACCCAAGCTCGCTCTGTGCGGGCAGTTTGAAGGCGCCGCTGGCAACAGCAGTGCAGCCTCACGGGGCACCATGCTTGACGGCGTATTCCGTGATGCCTGGGTCACCGGCGAACTGCCTCGTGACCTGAGTGACGAAGACGCAGCGGCAATCCAATGGGCACTTGCTCAGTGCATTCTGCTTGGTGGCGGCGCAGACGGGCTCACCACTCAGGAATCCAACTGCCGAATTGAGACATCAGGCATTGAACACAAAGGCACAGCAGACGGCGTAGCAGTAAAGGGCCAGTGGCTCATCGACCTAAAGTCTGGTCAGGTCTACGACTACACTGGTCAGATGGCGGCGTACGCCCTGGGCCTGATGGAGACTCACTTCGAGCAGGAATGGACGACTCATCTTCTATTCTGCGACCAACAGAAGATGGTGACCCAGCACTGGACCTATACCAGCGCCAAGGAAACCGTCCAGCGCATCTTGGACAACGTAGGGACTGCTCCCGTTCAAAACGATTACTGCAACTGGTGCGCCAAGTCGTTGACCTGTCCGGCTCGTGTTGCCAGTAAGGACTCTGCACTGGTCACTGTAGCCGGCTTGGCTCCGACTGTGCAGGACGAAGCCTTCCTATCGCTTCTTAACGATCCTGACCGGCTTGGCCAGTTCTTGGCTGCTTGCCAGACGCTGGAAGACTTTAGGGACGCAGCTAAGGCTAAGGCTTGCGAGTTGCTCGAGGCCGGTGAACAGGTGCCCGGCTGGCGCCTCCAGAAGCCTCGTGCGACTGAGTTTGTTTCGGCTGACTACGTTGCCAAGGCAGTCGAGGAAGGGCTGATCGGCGCAGGCAATGCCATCGCAGCCTACGGCTCACTGTCAGCGAAGAAAGCTGAACAGCTCTGGAGTGTGTCAGGTCACGAGATGCCTGCTTACATAGTGTCCCGTAAGGTTGGTAAGGCTCCTCTTGTTGCTGCCAAATGACCCAGCATTACATCGCAATCGACCCAGGTGTAGGAGGCGGGATCGCTTACGTTGACACTGACGGCAGTGTTCATGCGTTGCCAATGCCAAGCACGCTCCACGACATGGATACGCAGTTTCAGATTCTTTGCGCAAATTCCGAGGGGCCATTCTTGCCAAATTCTATCGTGTTTCTTGAGGAGTTGCCAAAGTTTGCCGGCAAGATGTCTGGTTCGAGCATGGCTACCATGTTTCGCAACTACGGGCGTATTGAGGGCATCCTCGCGGCTTACGGAGCCCGCATCGAATACCTGCCTCCCAAGAAGTGGCAGACTGCCCTGGGCCTAGGCGACAAGAAGACCCATGGCAACCGTTGGAAAGCTCATCTTAAAGGCAGGGCGCAAGCTCTGTACCCAAACCTGTCAGTCACCCTAAAAACCGCAGACGCTCTCCTCATCCTTGAGGCTGGGCTAAAAATGAAAACCAAATGAAACACGAAAAAGAAGAACCATTGGAAAAAATTATCAGGCAACGACTTGATGCAGAATTATTTATTGTAATCTCAACAAAAGGAAAAAAGCTGGAATTGTTTACTGATTTGGATTTCACGCCAGCAAACGCAGCGTTGGTTTTGAAAATGATTGAAGCAGCAAAGCCGCCACTTGTAGCGCGAATGCACGAAAATTAAAAGAAACATGCAACTAATACCATTCGATCAACTGGCAATGATGGCAGAAGTCATTGCGGACTCTAAATGCTTCGGCATTCAAAATGCAAAACAAGCTCTTGCTCTTGGCATTCTGTGCCAAGCAGAAGGTAGGCATATCGGAGAGGTTGGAAGGGACTACCACATCATCAGTGGTAAGCCGACATTGAAATCTGAAGCCATGCTTGCACGTTTTCAAGCTGCTGGCGGTAAAGTGGAGTGGCATGAATATACGGTTGAGTCAGTGTCTGGAACATTCACTCATCCTCAGGCTGGTAGCCTTAAGGTGACTTGGACCATACAAGATGCAAAGCGAGCTGGGCTTCTTAGCAATCCAACTTGGCAGAAGTATCCGCGCCAGATGCTTCGTAATCGCGTTACCGCAGAGGGTATCCGTTCAACCTATCCAGGCGTCTTGTCTGGATGTTACACGCCCGAGGAAATTGCTGACTTAAACCTGCCAGTAGTTGTTGAAACGGTGCAGCCAATCCAGATTGAAGCACCTAAGCAACTTCAGATTGAGGCGCCCAAACAGGAACCTATTCCTGAGAAGATCGAGCGCATCAACCCGATGCAGCGTTTACTGGCCGGTAAAACGAAGGCTCAACGTGACAAGGTCACTGAGGGAGCACTCAAAAAGAACTGGATCAAGGAGAACGAGACCTACCTTGACATTCCAGCAGACATTGCCATGCAGGCCGTAGCTTTCCCTGAGAGGTTCTTTGCCGCTTTCGGAATTTAACCCCAAACCAACAAAACCATGCCATCCGTAAAAATTGAACTAGGTGAACAGAAACAAGCAATCGAAGCAGGTATCCACCTCGCTAAGATCACAGACGCAGTCGAAGCCATCTCCAAAGCTGGCAACGACATGCTCAAACTCGAAGTTGCAGTTGGACCTCTCAAGTTCAACTCGTGGGTAGTCTTCACTACCAAGAACAGCCGCAACCTGGCTGACTTTGCTGAAGCTATCGGCCTCAAGGTAGAAGACGGGAAACCGCTCGCCATCGAGATCGACGACTGCGTAGGCAAGGTCGCAAAGGTAGAGCTTGCCCCCGGCGAGAAGATCAGCGAGAAGACCGGCAAGGCTTACCTCGAAATTAAGAGGTGGCTGCCAGTTGACTCGACAGATGTGAGCGGGGAAGAGATCCCGTTCTAAGCGACTTATCGGGGGGTGCGCATCCGATCACGCACATTTTTTACAGGGACAAGGCCATGATGAAAGCAGACTTGTTGGAGGCAGAGAGGATTGCAGTGGAGTTGTTGAAGGTGGATTACGATTTTAAGAGGACTGGGCAGGAAGGATTGAATATTGGTAAGCTGGAGGTGATGACACTGGCTAAGGCAGTGCAGATTTTTGAGGGAAGACTGGAAGCGAAACCGCTTTCGAGTGCGGCTAGGTTGCAGCGAGAATTAGAGGCGACTCTCTAAACGATGAGAGACCTAACCATCCCGCAGGCTGAGCAAGCCGAGCGGGCGGTGCTGGGGTGCCTGTTATTTGCACCTCATACGGCACTGCCTACCCTAGTCGCAAAGGGGCTGACCCAGGGCGACTTTCATAACCCCCAGTTTGGCGCGATTTACGCCGGCGTACAGGAAGGCGTACGTTCTGGCCTGAGTCTTGACCCCATTGGTCTGGCAACGCACTTAGCGAAGAAGGGAATCCCGTTTGCGCTCCTCACAGAGCTTGCAACGGCTATGCCGTCTCTTGAGCCGCTTCCGAGCTGGTGCGAACTGGTTCAAGACGCAGCCCGGCGCAGGGAATTGCTCTCTGCTGTCCTGAAGGCCACTAAGGCTATTTCGGCCGGAGAGGCCACAGAAGAGGTTGTTGCGGGCCTGAGCGTGGCAACGCTGGCAGCTAATGCTGAACGTGGGCTGGGTTCTATAGTACAGTCTACGTTCAATGACCTGCTGTTCTATGATACAGAGCACGATACAAACACACTGATCGGGAATCGCTGGCTGTGCAAAGGCGGGAGTGTGCTCATAAATGCTCAATCGGGAATCGGAAAGAGCAGTCTGACGATGCAGTTGGCAATCGGCTGGGCACTCCACGGGATAGGTGCTTTTTCACATGTGCTCACCTTTGGGCTCACGCCGGTCAAGCCACTAAAGAGTCTGATCCTTCAAGCCGAGAACGACCAGGGCGATCAGGCTGAGATCTTGCAATCTGTCTTTTGCAAGTATGGGAAGCACCAATGTGGAGAGACTGAGCGGCAGCTACTGAATGAGAGGCTTGTCTTTTATCGAGACAACGTCCATTCAGGACAGGATTTCATCAGGGTGCTAGAGACTCTTGTCATCAAGCATCAGCCAGACATCGTGTGGATTGACCCACTGATGTGCTACTTGGGGGATGACATTAGTGACCAGGCGGTAGTGACAAAGTTCTGTAATGAGCTAAACAGAATCAGCACTAAGACAGGTGTACTTTTGGCAGTGATTCATCACCTTCCAAAGCCTAGAGAAAACGGTCCAAAGACGGACTCAGACTTAGCTTATGCAGGCTTTGGATCGAGTGCATTGACCAACTGGGCGCGTGAGGTCATCACGTTGCAGCGGGTTGAGACGCCTGATAAAGACCCTTTGACTTGTAGTCTGACGATGACTAAACGCAGGTTACGCTCAGACATCAGGTGCTTTGAGAAAGGGATTCCCACTTCAAAGATCTACATTCGCCACAGCCCGACCCCTGAGAAGCACGGCATGATTTGGCAGCAATGCTTAAAACCAATTATCGAAAGTGACGAAGAGAAACCAAAAAGAAGACGATGAACTACACAAAGATCGGAGCACTACCAACACACAGGTACATCTGGGTGGACAGTCAGTACACTCATGAAGAGCCCTGTGGCCTTGTAGAAGCCATGTGGGTGGGCTTAACAGCCATCCCTGGTAGAGCCTGGGGGATCAACGTAATCTTGCGAGACGGGGGCGCCTTGTACAGGAACATCCCGCCTCATGCTGTAGCATTTATTCTTGAACCAGATGATGACTGGAGCATCAGTGATGCCCAGCTCTGGGACTGTTACAGCTACCATTTTGCAGTGCTCCAAAACCCAATTATGCGTGGAATGGAGGTGAGTGTGAGGCTAAAAACCGACGTAATTTTGCATGGGCAATACCTTTTTTCGACTGCTCACATGCACGACGGCTGGTCTGACAGCCCGGATCAGGACAAGGAGTTTATCTTTGTGCAGTTAAACAATGGTAGACTGACAATCCAGCCCACCAACAGAGTGCGCTTCATTGACCACAGTTTCACTACAAACGAACTGCCAAAGTTGAAATTGCAAGAAACCGTGTACAGTTGCGAACAATGAATCCACGTTCTGAAACACCAAAAGACGAAGGCCCATGGGGCTGGCAGTCGCGTGAAGCGGTCAAGAAAGCCGGCCAACTTGGCCCTAATCACTACGCGATTTACTGTGCTTTGACACACATTCAGAGCGCAGCTCCAAGCCCTCACAAACGCAGATTTGCCGCCTCATACGAGGAGATCGCAAGCCATGTTGGGTGCTCAGAAAGGACCGTTGCGAGGTGCCTGGTAGACCTCCAAAAAGCGGAGTTGATCCACGTCTTTTCGGGCTCAAACGGAGGCCGTAGAGCGACCCGTAACGCCTTTTTTTTGGCCTCGATTAGCTATGACTGTGTGGCAGACGGCTATGACTCACAGTCAGGGCTGGTGAATGCCACACAGTCATACCACGTGAATGCCACACAGTCATCCTTTAGTAAGAAAAAGAACAAATACAAGGCGGGGCCTCAAGCCCCCGCCGTTGTATTAAAGAAAGCAGAACCGCAGCCCACTTGCCCGCCCTTGAGGGGCGGCAGTGGTCAGCAAAAGAACCCGGAGATTATCCACGACTTTTCGCACCTGCCAGAACGTGACAGGGCGTACATGGTGGCGATGCGTGCAATTGCTGCTGAGGCTGACGAGGCGATTGCGGAACAGCGCAGGCAAGCAGAGGCTGAAAACTTTTCCTAAAGTCCAAGCCGACCCAAGCCGATACCAACTTTGATGACAACGACACACCACACCAACTCGCTCATCAGGGACGTAATCATCCCTGAAGAGATCGCAGTCTTGAAACGAACCATCAGCCGGCTGGCTCAACGAGCCAACGAACTCGAAGGCCAACTCAGGGCAGCAATCTGCCTCCTCGACCACGTTGACGCGACCAGCGTGAACTTGTACTGGGGAACGCAGTCTCAGTTTATGAATGACCGCAGAGACCTGCATCATGCTTTTGAACAGCTAACTAAACTGCCAATAGAGGCCCTTGGCAGCCCCGTGAAGGCCCCTTATGACATCTAGCAATATGACCACAGCCAAAGGCATTAAAACTAGAACACAAAAGCAAGGGTGCTTAGGCAGAAAGCGCAACGAGCTTTCGGCTCTTCGTTGTGAAAAATGTGGCTCACAAAAAAATAAAACTGTCGATAACAGGCCCAATTTTCGCGACTCTAAAACACGAAGAAGGAGAGAGTGTTTAATATGTAAGCACAGATTTACTACTTATGAGTTTGTGCAGCCTGCAAACATGCCCACATCGGACGATATAAAAAAGAAACTTCATTTTTCAAAAACGAAGGCGCAACTCGATGCTGAGATTGCTGACCTAAAGGAGGCTCTCACCATTGCGGTGGAGACAGCAGCAGAACTTCTCAAGATTGGGCAGCCTCAAGCACGAAACCGGCAGAGCCTGCTAACGTGGAGTCAGCTTGCCGTAGCCGTAGACATCCTCAAGCGTGAGGTGCATAAATGAAAAAGAAGGAAGAACTCGATTTGGTGTGGGAGTTACTGCACCGGGCCATGTCAGTGATTGACGACCTGACAAGCCTCAGACCAATTGCGTCAAGGTTGGAGCAGGAGATTGAGGAGATCCAAGATGAGATCGCTGAGATTGAAGGGAGGCAGGAATGACACCTATTGAACGCTTAGAAAATCAATTCCTCATTGAGTCACTGAAGATGCAGTTGCAGGAGGCAAAGAATCGACTGCTACGGGAAAAAGCCAGAACAGCAGCACTGGAAATACAGATGCGAAGAGAAGGCTGGACAGAAGAAGACCTTAACGAGGTTGAACCGAAAATCGAACAGTAACCGTTCAGAAATCCAGACACAAAAAGAGGGCGCCCCGGTAGAATGGGACGCCCTCTTTGCTTAGGGGGACGACTACTGTTTAGTCCCCTTGGCAGCTAATCGCAATGCCCGCCTTTGAGCGTGATGATTGTCTCTGACAACCTTGGCACATGCAGCGTTGCAGGTCTTGGCCCAACCAGCACCAGACATCCTGGCCTCAAACTGAGAGCCACACACTGTGCAGCTATGTACTGGCCGGAGCTTGACTGGCTTCTTAAACGACTTCCTGACACAGGCATCAGAACAGCACTTGAGCCACCTCTCCTTTGCTCGGAACATAGTGCCACAGACAGTACAGGACTTCTGAAGCCGGCACTCTGTACAGGTATCGTACTTCATCGCCATACGAATGAATGGCTCTTTACACCTGATACAGGTGATCTTCTGCCAGTCAGCAACACGCTGCTTACGAGTTGAGCCATCTGAGTTCCTTGGCTCTGGTTCGAGTTCTTCCTTTGCAGGTGGCGTGATCAGCCCGGCAGCAATGGCTCGTGCGACCAGAAACGGCATCTCTTCCATGCCCTTTGGTGCAGCGGGCACAGTTTGCTCGATGAATTTGTCTCCCAAAGAGCGAGTGTGTCTCGTGGGGGGACTGTAGTACGGGTTACCGTTCATCAAGCTCATATTAGCGGGTGAAGTTAAGTGCCCAGAGGTTAACGATGACGAGAATGACCAGCGCAGTAGACTCGACCAGGTTTGCGCTCCCGATTAGGGCAAGTAGGTCGATCATCAGGAGGGCAGCAGTGGTGACCAGTTTGACTGCTGTCCACTTGCGCGTGTTGGGCTGGATAGCTGAGAAGTCCAGCTTGATGCCGGGTTCAGGGTAGTCGTCTGTGTTAGATGGAGAAGTGATGTCAGGTTTGGAGTAGCGTGATGTGCTCATGGGATGGGTCCGTTTTCACGGGGCAATTTTAGTTTTGAGAAATGGTTTTTCCAATTTCCGATTTTAGGAATCGGCAAATGGAAGCGGGAGGTTTAGGAGAATCTTCATGCGTGTGCAACTACCGAGGATTGCTCGGTAGTTCGTGCGCACCATAGCGGTGACCGCACCGAAATGATCCAGGCACGAGCCTAGCTCGCAACTGACAAGGATTCCTTGACAGTTGGATCTATTTCGTGACGCCACGGAAATGATCCCGGCAGGCCAGCTCCCAGCCGGGATTCGACTGAGCCTCCTTTTCACCGACCAAATTGACTTTTGTAAAATTATTCCAGCGATTTTGGATTTTAGGAATTTGACTACGGAAACAGGCTGTTTTGAGGGGTCACTAGGGTGGCCTAGGGGTGTCTTTAGGGTGCTTTAGCACGCTTGGAAGGGTGCTTTCTAAGGGCAGGAAGGGCTGTTCTGGGGGTGCTTTGTTTGCTGGCAGGGTCGCCATAGCTGAAAGAGGGGAAAAGGCTTTTAAAGGGGTGTTTTGTACGTTGTGGGCGCGTATGGGGAAGGGGGGGTGAGAAAGGGGTGGAAAGGGGGCAGTGTAAATGCAAAAAAGGGACCCCCTTTTCAGGGAGTCCCTTGTTCGGACTTGCGTTTAGTTAGTGTCGGTCGGATTAAATCAAGCCAACATCAAGGTGGCGAGTTCGTCGGACCTTTAGTCTTTGAGTCTCTGCCCACATTCGGGCAGCTTTTGCAGTTTGCCAATAGGTGGCGCGAAGGCCAGTGTTGAGGCACCAATCAAGGCCAAATCGGTACAGGTTGGCACTCATTATTCGTTCCCCCTTTCCAGCATGTCGCACGCGGCGTTTATCTCATCAGCAAAGCGTGCTGCATCAGGTGCAGACAGGTGACCGTAGACAACGGCGTCTTGAATGTCGGAAGCGGTGGCAGAGGCTCCGTTTGCGTCCAGCAATTCAAGACGGTAAAAGGCCTTTTCAAGGGCAGGGTGAAGGGCGATAAGTTGGGGAAAGGTTAACTCATCGGGTGCAAGTAAATCTAGAATCTCAGTATCCATTTTGATGCGTTCAGCCATACGGGCGGCGTCTTCGCGTGCCCCTTGGATTTGGGCGATAGCTTCATCAACAAGGGCAAGAGCCTCATCGGCCAAGTCTTGTGTTTTGATAGCGTCTTGTTCCGCCCAAAAAACAGCGGCCTCCAGTTTGATGCGGACAGTTTCGAGAATGGGTTCTCTTTTCATAAGGTGTTTACAGTGAGAATTTAGACTTGATGGGTGCAATGGCGACGACCAGCGCAACGGTGGCGCAAAACCAGAGGACAAGGGCGGAAAATGCCGATGGGTAAAGGGAGAGGGTGAGGCAATCGAAGGCAAACAAGGCCATGCATGCCAAGCGGAAATAGAGGGTGTTTTTAGGGGTGTTTTTCATGGGAAAGATTAAGCGCGCACCGGCATGATGAGTCCGAAGGCTTCGTCACAATTCTCGCCCATCGGGCGGACTATAACGACATCGGCCTCCCCTGAAATTTCCAAGCAAACTCTGTCGTTTTGAGAGCCCAAGGCCTTTGCAAGGCGAAGCAAAAGAGAAGCGTCTAAACGGATTTTTGCAATGGCGGGGGCGCGGTTTTCATCGGGCACAATTCCCGCCATGCGTGGCGGCTCGTATTGGGTGACAGGATAGTGTGCACCGCCCGTTGCAATGCTTGCGGCATTTCCAAGTGACACAAAAGCATGTTCGGCTTTTGAGCCGCCAGCCTTGCGGGACTCTTTAAGCGCCTTAATGGCAATGCGGTTGCCGGTGTCCTCGTGCTGTAATTCAACGGGGACAACTGCAAGGATTTTGCCATCGGTAGCAATGGCACGCGGTCCGATGCCGGTAACTAGTTTCGCGCTTTCGCCGTTGGATTCAATCCAAGGCTCGCAGATTGCATGGCGGCTTGCGTCCGCGCTGCAGGCTTCCTCTAGTTTATAGGACTTCTTAATCTTCATTTTGTTTATTTTGTTAGGTTTAGCGAAGCCGAAGGGCTTCCCTATGTCCCCGCTGTAACGGGGACAACGGGAAACGCTTAGAAGCTGCGAATGATGATTCCTTCGGGAAAAGTGATAACTTCAGTCCGGTCGCAAAGCCAATCTAAGGCTTCGGCTTCCGTATCTTCTTCTGACCAATCGTTTTCAACGTCAAAGCCTTGATCCTTAGCGGCTTCCGTTGCGTTGTCATATTCGCAGTAGTCACAACGGATAGCTATGGCATCAAATTCGATTTCGGCTCCGCAGTCTTCTTCAAGTTGTTCCAGATGTTCGACTAAGGCGCGGGCGCCGGAACGGGACCAACGAGCGTTGGTGTCGGCTTTTAGGAGGTCAACGGCTTGGGAAGTGGACAGTGTGGTTTTCATTTGAGGATTTGGTTTATTTTGTGGGAGTTGTGGGAGTTGTGGGGAGGGTTAAACTAGTTTTGCGCTGGCAAACACTGGACGCTGATATGCGCCTTGCCAGAGGTACACGCTGGCAGATTCTAATGGTTTGAAGTTACCACGTTTAGCGTCTGCAATTGTGCCGTGTTTGAGCACATGAGTTGCGGAGAGAATACGCAGGAATTGCACTAAGGCATTCTCTGCGGATTTGGCGCGAAGCGTGCCGTTGTCTCTGTTGTCGAAGGTGATGCGATAGGTTTTCATGATTTGGGGATTTGGTTGGATTTGTGGGGGGTGTTGGGAGGGTTAGCGGTAGATTGAAAGCGTGCGCAGAGCATTTGAGAATGCTGCACGCTGGCAGGTGCCGATGTCTGAAAAGAATTTGCGCATCCGTACGCCAGATGGGTTCGTAAATGTCAGCATGAAAGATGTTTGCCTTCCGAGGGGGTGAAAAGCGTCGCGCTTTGTGTACCGAATGGAACGAAGGTTTAGGGTGAAGGTGAAGGAATTCTGTCCTTCGTGGTAGGTGTAGGTTTTCATGGGGTTGGTTTGGTTTGGGTTGGGTTGGGTTGGGTTGGGTTGGGTGAGAAGGGGTCGGACCTTCTCGGGGTGATGGGTTTAAGCTTCGCAGAGCTCGTAGCAAAACTCCGAAGCATCGGGTTGATTCTTAAGCCATTCGATAGTAGCAAGGGCGGCTTCGTAGGAAGGCTCGTAGCAAAGGATTGTGGGCTCATGTCCGAAAGGGACGAAGGAGGTTTCGAGGATGCAGTAGGAGACGGGGTTGTTTGTCATGCGTTGAAGATACGTAGGAGACAGAGAGAGTGCAAGAAGTTTGTGCGTTTTTTTTGTGTAGGGGGAGAGGGAGTTGGGCTAAGTAGTTTGTGCGCATGGATTAAGTAGGGAGAAAAAAGATTGAGAGAACGCTTTTTTAGCTCGAAAATAGCGCGATCATGAAAGGGACACTGCCGGAAGCAATGAAAGAGAACATGTGGAAGCCGGGCGAAAGGCTCGTGGGTCGCGCTAAAGGCACGCAAAACAAGCTAACGCTATCGGTCAAAGAGGCTATCGAGCGTGCTTTCGATAAACTCGGCGGGACCGATTACCTGGTGCATGTAGGGCAGTCCGACCCGCGTACGTTCTGCGCGCTTCTCGGGAAATTGCTCCCGACTAAACTCGCCAACGCCGATGGCTCGCCATTACTGGCAGCCCTGACCGAACTAACGGATGCTCAGTTAGAGGCCCGTACTGCTCGGGCGCTTCAGGATGCTCAACGGGCGGGCCTAATGAGCCCGCCAGAGGCCGTGTCTAGCGTGCCGGTGCTGGAGGTACAGGCTGAGGTGGTGCAGCCGGTAGAGTGTGACGGGGAGGACGTGTCACGTTAGTTGTCACGTTTGGCTTGTTCACCGTGACAAACTAGGCAGGTTTACTCTGTTAAGAGCGCCAAGGGGAATCGAACTGCCAGATAGATTCACCGTCACGGTGGGCATAGTGCATTGATCTTAAGTATACCAGAACGATATACATTGACTATACGTAGTATGGGTAATCACCCCCATCCAGGTTCCTATAGAAAAGAAAGTCGAGGTCCCTACACAGCCGCCCTTCGTCACATCCTCAACCAGTACCCCCATCACCCTTAGCCCTTCAGTTTAGCAGCCCAGTACCCCCCTTCCTCTTTTTTCCAGTTGCACAAACCTCTCTTCATGCTATCTCTCCCAGAGTTATGGAAACACTCATTAAGACCCGCAAGCCTCGTACTCGCAAAGAAACTAATCCCCAGATTAGTGCATTAAAGAAATCCGTTAGTGCAGCTCTCAAGGCAGCCTGGATGGTTGAGTCTGTAAAGACTCGGCAAGAGAAGGCAGTGCGTAGGAGCAGGGTTACGCTGGAAGCTAAGGTCGAAGAACAGCGTGAGGCGCTTAAGGCGATTAAGGCCAGTGTAGACGCCTTCCTAGTGGCACTCACCCCAGAGGCCGGCATCACCCCAGACGAGGCCACCCCTATCACCCCAGCGGGCCAGACCTTGGTAGAGACTTTCGCTGGTCCTCAGTCCGCTTTGGATCAGGCATTCGGACCGGGCAGCACCGTAGTCCTCGACCCTAGTGCTGCTGCTTAGTTTACTTCCGCGACACCTGCGTGGCTTCGACCTTCTCGGGGCTAAAAGTGGTGCGACAGCAGGAGAGACTGCCCAATCTTCGGGTACGCCGAATCGGGAACGCCGCCAAGCGTCAATGGGCGTGACAGCCGGGAGAGACCGGCAACTCTTTTATGGACCTCAACTCTATCCCCGAAGAAGCGCAACAGGCTGCTGATATTGCCTATGCTCTTCTCCTTAACTCGATGTCCAGAGACATGGAATACGAAGAGTTTACTTTTCAGATGGAAGGCGGGCCGGAGGACGGAGACGAATACAAGATCATCGTGATGAAGATATGAGTTATCTCGATGAGGACACTTTTTTAAGCCTCAGTCTTGCCAATGATTTATGCAACGAACACGAGCGTGCAGAGACGTGGAAGCAGATGGCAGTGCTGTTGGCTAGTGTGCTCAGGGAGTCTTGGAGTAGCCCGCACTCGATAAAAAATGACGCTCTCGACGCATTTAAGGACTTGCTCAAAAGTGAACAATCTCTCAAGGTTTAGCTTCAACCAGTCAACCCGGGGGTATGGCTGTGGAAACGGAAAACGGAACCCGGCCCATCGTGTGATGGTGTCCGGGTTTTTCTCTTTGTATGAGTGATCTTCTCGACAATCTCGATAAGAACTTAGAGCTGACTCTCTTGCTTGAAGAGTCTCTGAGGCGCCGCAAGGAACGCAAGATCGGTACTTACTTTCCTGACACTGGCGAGTACCGGCGTGAACTGTATCCTAAGCACATCGCTTACTTCGAGGCTGGGGCACGGTATAGAGAGCGCCTCATGATGGCTGCCAACCGTATCGGCAAGACTGAGTCGATTGGTGGGTACGAGATGGTGCTGCATATGACTGGCCGTTATCCCGCTTGGTGGAAGGGCAGGAAGTTTGACCAACCCATTAGTGCTTGGGCGGCGGGAGACACCGGCAAGACGACTCGTGACATTCTTCAGATGAAGTTGCTAGGGCCGCCTGGGGAGTTTGGCACGGGGCTCATTCCAAAGGCTGATCTCATCAAGACTACTGCCAAGGCTGGGGTAGCTGAGGCTATCGAAGTCATTACTGTTCGCCATGCCTCAGGTGGAGAGTCTCGCCTTACCTTCAAGTCCTACGACCAGCGCCGGGAAGCGTTTCAGGGCTCTGAACAGGATGTGATCTGGTTGGACGAAGAACCTCCGTTGGACGTGTACACAGAGTGTTTGCTCCGTACCATGACCAACAACGGGATGACGATGCTTACGTTCACTCCTCTTATGGGGATGAGTGAGACAGTCATGTCGTTTATGCCCAATGGCGAAGTCCAAGAACAGGCTTCAGGGAGCAAGTACGTTGGCATGGCGACTTGGGACGATGTCCCGCACCTGACTAAGCAACAAAAGGACGAGCTTTGGGCGTCTATCCCGCCTTTTCAACGTGACGCTCGTTCTAAAGGCGTTCCACAGCTTGGAGCTGGTGCTATTTACCCAGTGCCAGAGAGTGAGCTGATCTGTGAAGAGTTTGCCATCCCTGAGCACTGGCGCCGCTGCTACGGCATGGACGTAGGCTGGAACAGGACTGCTGTTATCTGGGGAGCGACGAACCCGGATACTGAGGTGACTTATCTGTACTCAGAGTATTACAGAGGCCAAGCAGAGCCGATTTTGCACGCAGAGGCGATTAAAGCCCGTGGCGAGATGCCGGGGGTAATCGATCCAGCCAGTCGCGGTCGAGCGCAGACTGACGGGCAACAGCTTCTTGGCATGTATCGCAGACACGGCCTCGACATAACCCTTGCGAATAACGCAGTGGAGAGTGGGCTGTACACGGTGTGGCAGACGATGTCAGCCGGCAAGCTTCGTGTTTTCCCAAATCTTCGCAACTGGCTAAACGAGTTTCGCCTTTATCGTAGGGATGAAAAGGGGAAGGTTGTGAAAGATAACGACCATTTGATGGACGCGACACGGTATTTAGTAGTTAGTGGCTTGAGTAGAGCTGCTATTCCATCTAAGTATGGTACAAAGAGGAATAGCTCATTTGTGATGCCAGTGATTAACTTTTTCAAGAGATGACCGAAGACAAACTTTCTATTATCCATCAAGCCGCCCGCGCTGAGTTCGATCAGATCCAGGGCGCGATGTACCAAGAGCGCATGAACTGCCTTGGGGACCGCAGATTTTGCTCGCTGGCAGGCGCACAATGGGAAGGCCCTCTTGGCGATCAGTTCGAGAACAAGCCTAGGTTCGAGGTAAACAAGATCCACATGGCGGTGCTTCGTATCATTAACGAGTATCGCAACAACAGGATCACAGTGAACTTCTCTTCCAAAGAAGGAGAAGAATACGACAAACTCGCTGACACTTGTGCAGGGCTGTATCGGGCAGACGAACAGGACTCAGGTGCAGAAGAAGCCTACGACAACGCCTTTGAAGAGGCTGTTATGGGTGGTTTCGGTGCTTGGAGACTGAGGACTGAGTATCAGAACGAGGAAGACCCGGAAGACGACAAACAGCGTGTGTGCATCGAGCCAATCTTCGACGCTGACACTAGCGTTTACTTTGACTTAGGTGCCAAGAGACAGGATAAGGCAGACGCCAAGCGGTGCTTTGTGCTCACCAGCATGACGTATGACGCCTACAAGGCTGAGTGGGACGACGATCCCTCAACCTGGCCCAAGACGATCACTCGCTCCCAGTTCGACTGGTATACACCCTCTGTTGTCTACGTCGCTGAGTACTACAAAGTCGAAGAAGTCTCTGAACAGATTCGTATCTACAAAGACTTCAACGGCGAAGAAGAGTCGCTCCGGCCGGAGGAACTGTACAAGGAAGAGGAGATGCTTGCTACTGGCTGGAAAGAAGTCCGGCGCAAGAAGGTCAAGACGCGCAAGGTGCGTAAGTACATCATGTCAGGGGCCAAGATCCTTGAAGACTGCGGGTACATCGCCGGCAAGAACATCCCGATTATCCCTGTGTACGGGAAGCGTTGGTTCGTAGACAACGTCGAGCGTTGTATGGGGCATGTCAGGCTGGCTAAGGACGCCCAGCGCCTCAAGAACATGCAGTTGTCAAAGCTGGGCGAGATCAGTGCGCTTTCGGCCATGGAGAAGCCTATTCTTGTGCCTGAACAGGTGGCGGGACATCAGTTGATGTGGGCAGAGGATAACCTCAAGAACTATCCGTACCTGCTGATTAACACGCTTACTGACGCCAACGGCAGCCCTATGGTGGCTGGTCCTGTGGCCTACACTAAGCCTCCTGCTCTGCCGCCCTCTATGGCTGCCCTCCTTCAGTTGACTGAAGTAGACATGCAAGAGATCCTCGGCTCGCCGGGGCAGGGAGACAAGATGGTCAGTCACCTCTCTGGAAAGACCGTCGAACTCATCCAGCAGCGCCTCGACATGCAGACCTTCATCTACATGTCCAACATGGCAAAGGCTGTGAAGCGTTGTGGCGAAGTCTGGCTGTCTATCGCTCGTGACATCTTCATCGAAGAAGGCCGCAAGATGAAGACAGTCCACGAGTCCGGCAAGATGGAGCCTATTGAGCTACTCAAGCCTGTCGTCAATGAAGAGGGTGAGATCGAGTACGAAAACGACATGTCTAGTGCTGAGTATGACGTTGTCGTCTCTGTTGGCCCAAGTAGCGCCACCAAGCGGCTCGCCACTGTTAGGGCGCTCACCGACATGATGACCATGACTCAAGACCCTGAGATGACTCAGGTGCTCTCTGCGATGGCTATGCTTAACATGGAAGGCGAAGGGATCAGTGACGTTCGTGATTACTTCCGTAAGAAGCTTCTCATGATGGGAGTTCTCAAGCCTACAGAGGCAGAGGCGCAGGAAATGGCTATAGCGGCTCAGAATGCCCAGCCTGACCCGCAGGCGCAGTACTTGCAGGCAGCCAGTGAGGAAGCCATTGCACGAGCCTCTAAAGCGCAGGCAGACAGCATTCTCGCAGTGGCTAAGGCTGAAGAGGCCCGCGCCAAGACGACTGAGACGCTTTCCAAGGTTAGCACGACCGATCAGGATCGTATCTTTGCGCTTGCTGACCGCTTGACTCAGCCTGCGCAACCAATGCAATAGTTAATTTCTATTGCGCTGAGATAGTTTTAGACATATGAATAGCACCACACCGGCAGACGATAAAGCAACAGAAGAAGTATCCGATAAGATTGAAGTCGTAACAGAGGCTGTAGAAAATACAGAGCCTGAGAAAACTGAAGATCTCGGAGACGAAACTGTAGTTACTATCGCAGGGGAATCGCCACCCCAGGAAGAGGAAGAGAAGCAGGCGCCCGAATGGGTGCGTAACCTAAGAAAGAATTACCGCGAGTTGCAGCGCGAGAAGCGCGAACTTGAGGAAAGACTCAAATCTGTTTCACCGGCTCCAGAGAATAATCCTGTTGTCCCCGGCAAGAAACCGACACTTGAGGACTGCGATTACGATTCAGATAGGTTCGAGAACGAACTTGCTGACTGGTTCGAGCGCAAGCGTCAGTCTGAAGAGGCTGAAGCCAAGTTAAGAGCCAAACAGCAGGAGGAAGCAGAATCCTGGCAGAAAAAGTTAGCCGGTTACAATGAGTCCAAGACTGGGCTTAAAGTATCTGACTTTCAAGACGCTGAGGAAACTGTTCTTGAAACTTTGAATGTGACTCAGCAGGGAATCATTCTTCAGGGTGCTCAAAATCCGGCCATAGTTGTGTATGCTTTGGGCAAAAATCCAAAGAAGGCAAAAGAACTTGGTGAGATCACTGATCCTGTTAAGTTCGCATTTGCTGTAGCAAAACTTGAAACCCAATTGACTGTGACCTCTCGAAAACAAGCTCCTCCTCCTGAAAAAAAGATTAACGGAAACGGTAGTCTTGACTCGTCCAACGCACAGTTGGAACGGTTGCGTGAAGAAGCAGCGCGCACCGGCGACATGACGAAAGTTATTGCTTACAAACGTCAGTTAAAAAACCAATCCTAGTATATGGCTAATGCATTTAGTAAAGAAGAACGGGTAGCCTTTGAAAACCTCCTTGAAGGTTTCCAAGACGCCCTTGTCCTGTCCCGCAACGTCTCGATCTACACCACGGATCAGACGATGATGGAACGCACCAACAACACGATCTGGAGGCCGCAGCCTTATATCAGCCGCTCGTACTCGGGCACTGATATGACCTCGAACTTCCTCGATTACACCCAGCTTGCGGTTCCCGCGACAATCGGGTTCAACCAGTCTGTGCCGTGGATTATGACGGCTACTGAACTGCGTGACGCCCTTCAGGAACAGCGCCTCGGTGATTCGGCCAAGCAGAAGCTGGCGTCCGACATCAACGTGGCTGTGATGAACGTGGCCTCCGCGCAGGGCACGCTCGTTGTGAAGCGTCTCTCGGCAGCCTCTGGTTTTGACGATGTCGCCCAGTGCGAAGCCATCTTCAACGAGCAGGGCGTGAACTTCGATTCGCGCTACTTGGCGCTGTCCACCCGCGACTACAACGGCATGGCGAGCAACCTCGCTGGTCGTCAGACGCTTCAGGGCAAGGCGTTGACCGCTTATGACCGGGCCTACATCGGCCAGGTTGCGAGCTTCGACACCTTCAAGCTCGACTACTCCAACCGCATCGCTGCTGCTGCTGGTTCCAGCATCACGATTGATACTCGTGACGCTGCTTTGAACTACCAGATTCCTCGGGCCGTTACTGCGTCCCCGACGACCTCTGAGCGTCTCAATGTGGACAACCGCTTCCAGACGGTGACCGTGTCGAGCACAACCGGCGTTGCCGCTGGTGACTGCTTCACGATCGCCAACGTGTTTGCGGTGCATCACATCACGAAGGGCAACACTGGTCAGTTGAAGACGTTCCGCGTCATCAGCGTGACCAATGGCACCCAGATGGTGATCAGCCCCGGCATCGTGTCCAACCAGGTTCCCTCTACCGCTTCGGCTGAGTACCAGAACTGCGTTGTGACCACGAAGGCGTCTAACGCCGCCATTGTGTTCCTCAACACTGCCGCAGCTCCCATAAACTGCTTCTGGCAGAAGGACGCGATTGAGATCCTCCCCGGTCGCTATGCAGTGCCTTCGGACGCCGGTGCCAACGTGATGCGTGCTTCCACCGATCAGGGCATTGAACTGGTCATGCAGAAGCAGTACGACATCAACACGATGAAGACTCGCTATCGCTTGGACACCATTTTTGGTGTCGTCAACAAGCAGCCTGAGATGAGCGGGATCATCCTGTTTGGTCAGCCCTAAGGCTTAGTCCTTAATCACACTGGGGAGGGTAGTTGACTCTACCCTCCCTTTTGTGTATTCAATCTGTATGCCACTGAAAAGAGGTTATTCCCCAAAAACGATTTCCAGCAATATCAGTGCTGAGATGAAATCTGGCCGTCCTCAAAAGCAGGCTATTGCTATTGCTCTGAGCACAGCTCGCACAGCAAAGAAAGCCGCAGGTAAACCAGTTGGAAAGCTCAAGAAATGACTGAGTTTCCTGCTTTGGTTTACAAGGTTCCGGGCAAATATGTACGTCCCTATGGAACATACGATTTTGAAGGCGTAAATAACGCTGAAGAACTACAAGCAAAGCTCAAAGAAGGCTGGTTTTGTTCTCTTTCAGAAGCTATTGAGCCTCAAGACAAAGAAGAAGTCACAGAAGAAGATGACACTGCACCTCCTACTCGCCAGGAACTTGAGGAAAAGGCTACTGAGCTTGGCATTAAGTTTGATGGCCGGTTTTCTGATAAGAAAATCGCGCAGTTAATCGACGAAGCACTCGTTAAATAGTATGGGTTACACCAAGAGACAGATCATTGAGCAGGCCTTCGAGGAGATGGGCCTTGCATCTTACGTCTTTGATCTGACCGCAGATCAGTTTGAGAGCGCACTGAGGCGCCTCGACCTGATGGTGGCCTCTTGGTATCTCAAAAACATCCGTATTGGCTATCCTCTGCCGATTAGTCCTGAAAACAGCAATATCGACCAAGAGGTTGATACGCCAATGCAGGCTAACGAGGCTCTAGTGCTCAATCTGGCTGTTCGTTTGGCGCCTTCTTATGGAAAGTCGCTATCTCCTGACACTAAAGCAAACGCCAAGCTGACGTATGACCAGCTTTTGATTCAAGCTGCTGCGCCAATTCAGTTGCAATACGATAAAACCTTGCCACTTGGGGCTGGATACAAACGCACAGAGCGTGTATTTGTAGACGTACCGAATTTAGATCCAGTACAAGTACAGCCCAACGGCCAAATCCTCTTTAGGAACTCCTAGCATGTCCATTGAACGCCTTTCACTAATCGACACAGTCACGGCATCGACCAACTTTGCCGTTAACGTCAATGGACAGGACTACCGGGTTCTCGCCCAGTCCGTTTACGACTACATCATCAATGCTACAGAGGAGTTTGGTGGTGGAGACGGCATTCTTGGTGACAAGACCATTCAATACTTTGCGCCTTCTGCGACTGGCTGGTCTGTTGCTGTTGCGGCCGAAAGCCAGAGCGCATGGCTCGTGATTACGCCCACAGCAGGCTTTGCTACTGGCACAATTACGATGCCGGCATTGATTAACGTGAAGGAAGGTCAGGAAGTGCTGGTAAACTGCACGCAGTCCGTTGGAACACTCACTGTTCTTGGTAATGGCGCAAATGTGATTGGCGCACCTACGTCACTGGCTGCAAACGGCTTCTTCCTGATGAAGTTTGAACCAATTCTGAGTAATTGGTATCGTGTTGGATAACTACTAAATTTATGGGCCTTGCTTTTCAACCTGCTTACAACCTTGGCGTCACGGTTACGCCAGATGTGACCTCTGCCTCTGTGACTCTTGGATTCACTTCTGAGTCCGTTGTGTTCACCAACCTCGGATCAACCGTTGTCTACGTCCGCGTTGGGACTGCGACCTCTGGGACGCCTGCAACGACTGCTGGCTATCCCGTGCTGGTTGGTTCTCAGGTGTCGATTGGAAAGGATCAGGACGATGACACTGTCTCGTTCATCTCGCCCGGTGGCCCTGGCTCACTGCATATCATCCAAGGAATTGGCCTGTAATGATCCGTTTCCTGTCACGGCGCCGGTCCAAGACTCCTGCAACGGCTGGTGGAGTGCCTCCAGTTGTTACATTCACTTACCTGCGTCCCGATGGGACATCTCAGTTCCGGCGCCCTGACGGCACCTCAATCTACATCCGACCCTAGCCATGCCAAATCTCACGGTTTCTTCTGATATTGATTCTTTCCTTCAGTCTGCAAGCAGGCAGGCGGCAATGGATAACCTCGCTGGCGCGGCAACTTCAGGTCAATACTTGAGAGGGAATGGATCTGATGTTGTCATGTCAGCCATTCAGGCTGGGGATGTACCTACTCTGAACCAGAACACGACTGGCACGGCAGCAAACGTCACCGGCACTGTGGCTGTAGCCAATGGAGGCACTAACGCAACAACGGCTCAAGCTGCCATTTCAAGTCTGGGTGTTGGAATGCGTATGGTCGAGGCGCAGACAACGGCCAACATCACCGGTAACATGGTTGGTAATGTGTTTACTGTTGGAGCAGTAGGAGTGTTTGCGACAGATGGATACACTCCAGTGCTGGGTGACATTATTGCGTTTGCACTTCAAACCACAACAACGCAAAATGGGTTTTGGGAAGTCACAACCGTTGGCACTGCTAGTGTTGCTGCTGTTTTTACGCGACCATCTTGGTACACAGGCGTCGTCAAAAATTCGATGTACATGACCCGTTTTGGTTCAGCTCAAAACGGATTTGTTCAAACATTTGTAGGACCGACTGGAACAGGAAACACTGAAATCACTGTTGGGACAACCAACATTACGATGGTTCGCGTTAATTTAAGAGCGTCGCCTGCGAGTCTTGGCACAAACTTGTTTACTGGGTACCAAACCTTTAGGTCAAATGGTGCTGGCGTTAATTCAGTTCCGTTCTTTTTTCAGACTGGGGCAGCATTAATGACCGCACCTCAAGCAAATGCTGTTGAGTGGTTTAACGACCAGATGTATTTGACCAATGCAGCAGGTGTGCGCACAACTAACACAAACCATGTTGCCATTCCTGCCACTGCAACATCTACAGGTCAAGTTGGTCAAATTGCAGTCGATAACGCAGGCAGTTGGCTTTACGTTTGCACTGCTACAAACGTATGGAAGCGAGTGCTTTTGACTACATTCTAACTTTCCCCCGGACAAACGCAGTAAACAAAAACCAATATGGCTAACCAGTTCCTTCTAAAGTATAGCGCCACTTCTGGCGTTGTCCCAACGTCCGCAGAGTTGCCTCTGCGCCAAATTGCCCTTAACACGGCTGATGGGAAGCTCTTCATCAAAAAGACTGATGGCACGATCATCAGCTTTGAGAGCGCGTCCGCCTTTGCCCGTGCAGTACACACCCATGTCATCTCTGATGTCACCGGCCTCCAGAGCGCCCTTGACACGCTGACGACGGCAGCCGCTGCTGCTCAGTCTGGTGCAGACGCTTCTTTGAAGATCGCGTCGAACCTGAGTGACCTCGCCAGTGCTTCGTCTGCTCGGACCAACCTCAGTGTTGACAGCTCCTCGGAAGTTGACGGTAAGATCAGCACCTCCAAAAGCGCCTCTGATGCCTACACCGACGCCGCCATTGCAGCGTTGATCAATGGGAGTCCTTCGACGCTCGACACCCTGAAGGAAATTGCTGACGCTCTGGCCGCTGGCTCTGACGTCGCAACCGCGCTGGCTTCCAGCATCGCTGCTGTTTCTTCCCGTGTTGACACGCTGGAAGGGCAGAACCTTGACAGCCGTCTTTCGACTGCTGAAGGCGAAATTGACACTCTTCAGAGCGACGTTGTAGCTGCTCAGAGCGCAGCCGACGCTGCCCAGGGCACCGCTGATAGCGCAGTGTCTGCTGCTGCAACGGCACAGTCCGCTGCTGAAGCCGCTCAGTCCACTGCGGATAGCGCCGTTTCGGCTGCCGCAACCGCGCAGTCTGGCGCTGATGCGTCTGCCAAGAAGTCTGCAAACCTCAGCGACCTCGCTGACGCTGCTGCTTCCCGCTCGAACCTGAGCGTTGATTCGTCCGCTGAAGTGGACACGAAGGTCTCGAACGCTGTTAGTTCAGCTTCTAGCACGCTTCAGTCCAGCATCGACGGAGTAAGTGGCCGGGTTACGACCCTCGAAGGTCAGAACCTCGATTCCCGCCTCACCGACGCAGAAGATGCGATCGCTGGCCTGGGCACGATGTCTGCACAGGATGCAAACAACGTGAACATCACTGGCGGCCTGATCGGCGCCGGTTCCGTTCCTACCGATTCGGGTGTGATTCTCACTGAGAACAGCACTTTGGACGGAGGCACCTTCTCGGGTTTTAATGGCGGGGGTGGTGGAGGCAACACCACTCCCGTGATCGGGGCCTACTTCTACGCCAGCTCTGGGAACGATTGGAGCACGCTTGCTAACTGGTCTGGCGACAGCGCCCGGACTCAGGCGGCAACGCAGCTTCCAGACGGAACCACTGACGTAACACTGCTCAGTTCCGGGTCTGCCGACCTGGATACTTGGACGCAGCCGCAGAGCATTGACATTGGGTCGAATGACCTGACGTTGACCTCGGCGGCCGATCCTTCGGCTAACTTGACCTGTGGCGTTAGCGGCACAACAGGTATCATCACGCTCAATGGCGTGGCGTTTAATCGCTAACACAACTGCGGGGGTGGCTGGCTAAACACCGGCCATCCCTGCTCTTTTTTCTTTCTATTATGGTTCAAAACATCTCAATCGCATGTGACGCCACTTTTGGCGACGGCTCAGAAAACTTTGGCACTGTCACTGGGAACGTGACGTTTCAGGATGGTTCTGCGAACAGTGGGACAGTGACTGGCAATGCTACGTTTGAAGGCACTGCTGAGAACAAGGCAGGTGCAACTATCACTGGCAACGCTACGTTTGCAGAGGGAACAGCAGTCAATAATGGAACTGTGAGTGGTTCTGTTACTTTGTTTGGGCCATTTACAACATGGCTAGCTGCAAACGCTGGAGTGGGTCAGTACACTGGCGTTGGATACAAGAACAGCCAGTGGGCATACAACTCGACTGAGTACGCTTCGGAAGTTGCTGCTCAGGCAGCGGCAGACGAGGATGCTTATCAGACATGGTTGGCCGCAAACGCTGGTGTTAATCAGTACAGTGGTGCAGGTTCCAATAATGGAAAATGGTTCCAGAATCAAAATGGGCCATTTAACAACAAGGGAGACGCGCTTGATAGCCAATACAATTATGCAGCGTGGCTTGCAGCTAATACTGGCGTAAACCAGTTTGTGACTGCTGATGGTAATTCTGTTGATCCAGAAGCTACTCACTACGGCCAGTGGGCATACAACTCGACTGAGTATGCTTCGGAAGCTGATGCGAGGAATGCGCAATACGAGGCTGGATTTCAGGCATGGTTGGCTTCCAACACTGGTGTCAACCAATACGCTGTGGAAGCTCGTCCTGGTAGGTTTGCATACAACTCAACAGAGTACCCGTCTATGGCCGACGCACAGGCTGCCTACGACGCTGCCAACCCTCAGTAAAACTCACTCACATCAAGCCGTTGTCCAATCCGGCGGCTTGATTTGTTTTGAGTTAGTGCTACATGAAAGAAATGCCAACGATTCTGTTGAATAACAAAGTAAACGACGGCTCTGCCCCAAGTCCGTCAGACGTAGCGGTTAGGGAACTAGCTATTGACGCTTCCACTGGTTCCTTGTGGACCAAACTCAAGACTGGTCTTGTCCGCAAGATCCTAGCTATTGCAGCCCCTCACGCAGGCAGTCACGCCGCTGGTCAGCCTGACGCTATCACGCCCACCTCGATTGGTGCAGCAATGATCGACCACGAGCACACTCCTCTGGATCTCGTGGGCTGTGGAGACATTCTGACTTCCAACGCAGCAGACTTTGCCGCTGCATCGCACAGTCACGGAGTAGGCCAAGTAACCGGGCTTTCTGCCCAGCTAGACGCTCTGGCTCAACGCATTTCAGCTCTCGAACAACAAGTTCATCCTCAATGAAAAAGAAGCAGGTAAACCTTTCAGTGTCCAAGGGCGAGAAGCTGCCAGTGTCGAAAGGCGCTGGGCTGACTGCTAAGGGCAGGGCTAAGTACAACAAAGAGACTGGCTCGAACTTGAAGGCTCCCGCTCCGAATCCCAAGACGCCAAAGGACGCTGCTCGCAAGAAGTCTTTCTGTGCGAGAATGTCTGGAATGCCTGGTCCTATGAAGGATGAGAAAGGCCGGCCAACACGCAAGGCTGCAAGCCTCAAACGCTGGAACTGTAAATGAAAGACGGACTCTACAAGAACATTCATCAGAAGCGCGAGCGCATCGAGGCCGGTTCCAAGGAGCGTATGCGCAAGCCGGGATCTAAAGGTGCGCCCACTGCTGCCGCATTCAAGGCTTCTGCCAAGACCGCAAAGAAGAAGTAATGCAAGTTCCAATCCTCAACGGCATCTACACTGACACCGCTGGGGACTTCCGCGTGGAGTATCCGCGCAACATGGTGCCTGTTATCCTGAAGTCAGGCATCTCTGATGCATACCTTCGCCCAGCAGACGGCATTGTCAGCCTTGGCACAGGCCCAGGCATTGACCGTGGCGCTATTGAGTGGCAAGGGCTGCTCTACCGCGTGATGGGCACTAAGCTGGTGTCAATCTCTAGTACGAACGTAGTGACTGTCATAGGGGACGTAGGAGGCACTGGTCAGGTTACGTTTGACTACTCGTTTGACTACTTGGCTGTCGCCTCTGGAGGCAATCTGTTCCTGTATCGGCCCAGCACCGGGCTGCAACAGGTCACTGATCCTGATCTCGGCACTGTCGTCGATGTCGTCTGGGTGGACGGTTACTTTATGACGACTGACGGGGAGTTCCTGATCGTCACTGAACTCAATAACCCGTTTGCAGTCAACCCGCTTAAGTACGGCTCCGCTGAAGCCGATCCTGACCCGATTGTTGCCCTGCAAAAGGTCCGCAACGAGGTCTATGCGCTCAACAGGCACACCATCGAAGTCTTTGACAACGTGGGTGGTCAGTTATTTCCGTTTCAGCGTGTAGAAGGCGCACAGGTACAGCGTGGCACAGTTGGCACTCATGCGTGCTGCGTGTTCATGGAGTCCATCGCGTTCATTGGTGGCGGCCGGAACGAGGCTCCTTCTGTGTGGCTCATTACTGGAAGTAATGCAGAACGAATTGCAACTAGGGAGATTGACCAACTGCTTACTGAATTTACAGAGGAAGAGTTGTCCAACGTCCTTGTCGAGGCCCGTGTCGATAAGGGTTACCGCCATCTGTACATTCACCTGCCCAACCAGACGCTCGTGTTTGACGCAGCAGCAACCACTGGAGCCGGCGCCCCGGTCTGGTTCACGTTGGCTACCAGCCTTGTTGGGAACAGCCAGTATCGTGCGAAGAACCTCGTTTGGGTGTATAACCGCTGGAATGTGGGTGACCCGGCAAGCACTGCGTTTGGTCACTTGTCTGACTCGCTGTCCTCTCACTGGGGTGTCCTGAATGGCTGGGAGTTCTCGACCATCATCCTTTACAACGAAAGCAGAGGGCTGCTGTTCCATGAACTGGAACTTGTCTCGTTGACTGGTAACTCGATCTTTGGAACTGACCCAAGCATCTGGACCTCGTACACAGAGGATGGGTTAACCTGGGGACAGGAACGAGTCTGCAAGGCCGGCATGACTGGTGTGCGTGGGAAGCGGTTGTCATGGTTGCAGCAGGGCCGTATGAGGCAGTGGAGAGCGCAGAAGTTTCGTGGCACCAGTGATGCACAACTGACTGTGGCCCGACTTGAGGCCAGAGTCGAACCTCTGGCTGTTTAGTATGGACGGCCCATACAAGATCACGCGGAACGAGCTGGCTCAGTTCCTTCCGTCGCAGCGTGCGATTCGGGCTTTTGAGCAATTGTTTGACCTGATCCCGTCCAGCCTGGACTCAAACACGACACTAATCGAGGAAGCCTCGATAAACGCACAGAATGCCGATTCTAAGGCCGTTCAGGCACTGTCCGCTATAGACAGACTCGCAAACGCAGTCGAACTGCTGGCACTGGCTCCTCGAAGCATCGAAGTCAGCACTGTTTCGGATATTTCCCCGCCAACTACACAAATTGTTGCGCAAACTGATATTTTGCCGCCAGTCATCAATGAGGTGCGCAGGAAACGCTACGGAGTGTTTCACAGCACAGTCACTCAGACTGCTGCTGCGATCAATACGGCGTATCCGATGACGCTGAACACGACTGACATTTCGTTTGGCGTGTATACTGGCACTCCAAACAGTCGTATCTACATTGACACAGAGGGCTTTTACAACTTTCAGTTCTCTGCGCAGCTTCACAAAACTTCTGGTGGACTTGGCGCTATTTATATTTGGGCTAGGGTCAACGGCGTTGACATTCCAGACAGTGCAACTAAGATACGAATTCAAGGCAACAATGCAGAAACAGTTGGTGCTTGGAATTTCGTTCTTCCAATTAACGCAGGAGATTACTTCGAGTTAGTTTGGAGCACAGATGATACCAGTTGTGAGATATTAGCTCTGCCAGCAAGTGCGCCACATCCTAGCATCCCTTCAGTGATTCTTACGGTCACAGACAACATTTCCTAACTATGGCTGTCACAGTCAAAAACATCGTCCCTCCTAAGCAGCTTGAGAACACTCAGACTGCGCAGTACACCGCTGTCAACTGCAAGACCATTATCGACAAGGCGACTGTGACGAATACGAACACAGCTAACGTGACGTTGAGTGTCAATCTGATCGTGTCTGGTGGTTCTGCCGGCAACTCCAACTTGGTGGTTAAGACCCGCTCGATTGTGCCCGGCGAGACTTACCTGTGCCCTGAGTTGGTTGGTCAGGTGCTTGAGGCTGGTGGGTTCATCTCGACACTGGCTGGGACTGCTTCTGCTTTGACGTTTACGGCCTCTGGGAGGGAGATCACCTAGTGGATGAGCGCCTGACATCACTGAGGCAGAATCTGGAAGAACACTTCCAGTTGCCTGCTTCTGCCATTGAGTGGCTATTGATGATGTTTCAGGTGACCCAGGTCTTTGACGATGTCGCAGATGGTGACGAAGTCTCTCGGGAGGAGTTAAACAAGTGCATCTGGAACACACTTGTTGCGATGCCACTAAATCCCTTCTTTGCAGCAAACTCTACAACACTGCTTCCAGTAGTGGCACTGAGTATCCTTAAATGGCAGGGAAGTGATGCTGTTGAGCGTGCAGGACAGGCTAACGAAATGTCATTTGCTTGGAGAGCGGCTTTCTATGACCTTTGCATGATCGCAGTTCAGGCATGTCATGGAGTCAAAAGGGCAACTGAACTTTCTGGCGATGTACTGAAGCTATACGGAGAGACTTTTAGCGATTACCAAAAGGAGTTTTATGGCAGATCCATTTAAGGCAATTGGCAACTACTTTTCTTCAAAAGAAAAGGCAAAGGCTGCAAAGGGAGCGGCTAGAGCCCAAGCAAATGCAGCAACAGAAGCAATAAAGGAGCAGGAACAATCGCTTCAGGCAATTTATGGGCTTTTAAGGCCATACATGGAAGCCGGTAGACCTGATTTGACGCAGCCCTACATCCAGGCCGGGCAGCAGGCGCTACAGGGAGCGCAGGGACTTCTAGGGCTTCGTGGTGCAGGTGAACAGCAGGCTGCAATAAATCAGATCCAACAGGGCGCTCAGTTTCAAGAGTTGGCCCGGCAAGGTGAACAGGGCATCCTTCAGAACGCAGCAGCAACAGGTGGTCTTCGAGGTGGAAATGTACAGGCTGCCTTGTCTCAGTTTCGCCCGGCTCTGCTCAACCAGCTTATCGAGTCGCAGTATGGCAAGCTGGCTGGACTAACCAGTATGGGCGGCACTGCTGCTCAGAATCTACTTAGCATGGGACAACAAGCTGCCGCCGGCATTGGAACAGCAGAGCAACAGAGAGCAGCGAACATTGGCAACTTCCTTACGCAAATGGGAGCAGCTCAGGCAGGTGGTATTTTGGGCGCAGGAAAGGCTTACGCTGGCTTGTATCAAGATCTTGGAAACATGCCGGCAGAGGCAGCAAAACAGGCTGCTCAATTAGCTGCTTTGAAAAGAATTGGAACTTAAACAGGCACACACATGCAGCCATACAATTACACAATTGATCTGCCAAAGCCTCCTGCTGATAATTTTCTTCAGAACATCATGGGCATTGCCCAGTTGCAAGGGCTTGCACAGCAGCAGGAGATTGCAAAACAGCAGGCTGCGTTTCAGAAGGAGATGCAGCCTTATGAGGTGCAAAAAGCGCAGGCCTCGATTGCAGCGCAACAGAGTGCATTGGCTGGGTCAGAACAGTCTCGCAGGCAAAACGAAATCTTGTTCAAGCAAGCGCAAGAAAATCGTGTTCGCGAAATGGAGCAGCAGGCTGTTGCACAGGCAAAGCAGAGTGAATTGTTTGGACGGCTATCAGCACTGCCTCCAGACGCCCCTATCTCTCAGATTCTTCCTATTGCAAATGAGCTAACGGCCTATAAGCCAGAAGCAGCAAAGCAATTGATGGCAAATTATGAAAATGCCCCAAAGCAATTTCAGAAAGCATCAGAAACGACCTTAGTAAATGCGCTTAATCAGCTTAATGCAAACAACATTAAGGGGGCAAAAAAAACTTACTCTACTTTTGTAAGCGCAATCGAGGGGAGCATGGGTAATAACCCAGAACTAAGGGCACTTGCTGATGCTGCGAAGGTTCAAATTGCTGCACTCGATGTTCCAAACGAAGAAGGAGTAAACATAGCAAAGACTTCTGCGGTTCAGTTGCTTTCATTGGTTAATCCACAGGCAGTCAATGCGTTTGTTGGAGCGCAAGAAACTCAGGCGAAGACCAAAAAAGAACTGGCTGAAGCAGAAGAAAAAACGTGGCAGGGCGCTCTTACGAAGTGGAAAGCGCAAAACGCCATGAAGGGCGAACTCGATCCTGACGAAGCTATTAAACGAGAGAACTCACTACGTGAGAACTTCTTGGCTCAACCAGCCGTTAGAGGTTATCAGGATAAGATTGAAAGCTACGATAATGTTAAAAACGCAGAACCAACCACGCCTGGTGATGTTGCGAAGATGACTGCGTTTATTAAACTTGGCGATCCACGCTCCACTGTAAGCATGGGCGAATCTGGTCAGTTAGTTGCTTCAAACATTGGAGAGCAGACAGCAAAACTTGTTGAGCAATTTAATTTAAATGGGGGCAAATTGACTGATCCCATGAGAAAAAAGATTGATGCTCAGGCTGATGCAACCATGAGGGCTGCTAAAAAATCTTTTGAAAACGGAATTCTTCGTGGCTTCAATGAAACGGCAAAACGTCAAAAAATAAATCCTGAGAATGTAACTGGATTCCTGCCCCCTGTTTCTATTCCAGAAAAAGAAGATCAAGGCCCAACCTCAGAAGAGCAGAGAATCCGCGCAATGCTTCGTCCCGCTGCCGGGTTTGGAAATACGATGACTCCTTCTCAGATGCCGCCTCAAGGCAGTACATTCCAAGGCCGGCTTGCTGACGTTGATGCAATTCTAAAACAGCTTGGAGTACAATAATGGCAACTCTTGAACAGCTTTACGAAGGAATACGCAGAGCGAACGCTGCTGGTGACGAGAATGCTGTTCGCGTGCTCGGAGCAGAGATTGTAAGAATGGAGCCGAATCCAGAGCGGATTCAACTGCAAGGACAACAGCAGACCATTCAGAGCGGTCCTAGCACTGACTTCGGTGTAGGCCAGAGACAAGAAAGCCCGCTGGCAGCCGTTGCTGGTATCCCTGGGGCTATTGCAGAGTCTTTCACTGGAGAGCAGAGGAAGACAGAAGCCAGCCAGTTCTTTCCAGACTGGAGAAACAATCTGCCTGAGTTCTCGCTGACTCAAGGTCCAAGCGCAGTCAAAGCCATCAAAGTGGCTGCGGCTACCATGACTGCTTCTCCAGAGGAGACAGCAAAGATCGTCAAGGCACAGTATCCTGATGTAAATGTGCTTCAGGACGACAAAGGAAACTTCTTTTTTGAGTCTGGCATCGACAAGAAGATCTACGCCATTCCTCCCGGCTTTGGTGCTACTGATATTCCTAGAGCACTCGTTGCTGGAGCTATGTTTGCTCCAGCGGCAGGGGCAGCAACAGCGGCTGGCAGGATCATTGGCACTGGCTTAACACAGGCCGGCATCGAAGCTGGACAGGCAGCAGTAGGTGGCGAGTTCAACGCTGCTGACATTCCGATTGCAGCGGCTACGCAGGGCGCCTTTGAAGCGTTTGCTGCTAGGAATGCGATCAAGCAGTCTGTTGGCGAGCTTCTTGGTGGCCTCCTTCAGAAAGAACAGGCAGCAATACCTGGCAGATATGTTGGCCCGACTGGACAGGCTGCATCTGCTGTTCCCGCCAATATCGCAGCAGAGATGGGTGGCGCGCTTTCGCCCACACAGGCAGCATTGGTGTCTGCTCAAATGCAAGCAGAGATGGGTGGAGCACTTGATGCTCAGGCTAGGGTTGCAAGGCTTGGTCAGTATATTTCTCCGACCGGCGAAAGAGTTGCTGTTCCTCCTCAGGCAATGGCGGCAGAAGCTGGTGGAGCACTTGGTTATCCTGAAGGGCGGTTCGTATCTCCAGAAGGGGTGCCTACTCCTGCTGCGCCGGCAAACATTCGAGCAGAAATGGGCGGGGCATTGACTGCGCCTCCACAGCAGTTCCCGTCACCAACTGGGGTAATGACTGCTGAGATCCCGGCAAACATTCGTGCTGAGATGGGTGGCGCTCTTTCGCGAGAAGCACCGCCAGCTCCTCGATACATCAGCCCAACTGGTGAGCCTGTCATGCAGCCGCCAGCAGCCATGCAACGTGAAGCTGCCGGTGGTCTTTTTGATACGTTTGCTGCTAGAAACGCAAATGTATTGGAGCCTGAAGTTGCTGCCGCACGACCAACTCCTGTTACAAGTGCAACACGAGCTGCTATTCAGGCAGAAGCTGAAGCTGCAACTGGAGCACCATTGAATGCAGCTGAACGTCTTAGGGCCGGTATAATGGACGAGGCAGAGCTTGGAGAGCTTCTTAGAAAGGCATCAAGTAATGAGATTGGCTCCACTAAGGCAAAGGAAGAACTGGCAACCCTTATTGGTGAAAATCCTGAGAAAAGGGCTGTGTTTGAAAGACTTGGCATTGAACCACTCATAGATTGGTTGTCTGATAACCAGCAAGTCAGGGCGGGGATTGGATTGACTAGATCAAAAGTTGGATCTGCTGCTGAATCTGAGTATCTTCAAACTCTTATTCCCGCTACAAAAAGAGTAGACGCACTCATGGCGTCTATTGATGGCTCCAAAGACATTTCCTTAGTCTCTGAAAGCGTT